TTGGCCCTGACGATCCCCAACTGTACGGCTTGCCCATCTGACGCAGGGCGTAGTTGATCGCGCGCTTGACCTTGGCCGGTGCGTTCGCTGGAATGACAATTTCGGCACCGCCAGGAATTTGTATATGCGTTTGCTCGCCTTCGGGAAGCGTGGAGCCCGCTTCAACCGCCGACTCTGCGATGTCCTTGTAGATGGTGTCATAAAGCTGCTTGATCGCTCGTCGGTACTGCGCGTTCGCGCTCTGACTCTGACTCCCGTAGTAGTGCTCGACGCCGATCCAGATGTTCGTCGTCTTCTGCGGATAGAGCCCTGACAATTTGCTTGCGAATGCTCTGCCGCCTGCTCGGATGTTTGCGTTCGGATTCCACCGCCCGCCTTCATACTCGTCGTGCCTGCCGCCGTATTCATCGGCCCACACTTTGTAGCCCGGAGTGACAAGTTGCATCGGGCCAACAGCGCATTCGCTCGACGGGTATCGCGGGTTGAGAGGATTACGCTGCGCATTCGCAAACCGCTTCTTCCAACGCTGCAAGTCAGCCGCAGTGACAACGTGCCCCGATGGAGGATCGTCTGCGTACTGACGCTCGCCGCCTGTGGTCTGTCCGACAATGGGCTTCGGATACCACTCTTTGTCACCATCGCCATCACCAATTCCACCCCGGACGTTCTTGAAGTGAGTTTCATGGTGACAAATCGAAAGCAGCACACCGAGGAACATCGCCATCGGCCAACCATCGTGGAACTCCTGCGCCGCTGACGCAAAGGCGTTGCCCCACCTGACATTCGGGGCCATGCGCAGAGCCCCACCGACAGTGCCCGAGATGCGCTGATCGCCAGGGTCTTTGTTCAGTTGCGGATCGGTCGGCACGCGTTTCGACACTGCGTAGTTCTTCTCGCGCAGCCTGACAATTTGCCGGTATCCGTCCGGGCCTCCCTGTACCTGATTACCGACAACGAAGAAGTGCCCGAACAGGTCGAGATCAGGAATGCGCACATGCGCCATCTCGTTTTGCTTGACGACGAAGCCAGGGTCAGGAATTGTCAGCACGATCTCAAGTGCGCCAACCTTGCCCTCGAACAGTTCTTCCCACGCTTCCTTACGCGCCTCGCCTGCGTTGCGGGCCTTCGTCGCCTGCATGATTTTCAACGGCTGGCGCTTCCATGAAGCGATGGCCGGGTCTTTGGCCTTGCCGACATAACCGACGCCTTCTTTGCCGCCGCCAGGATGCGTTTCACCAAAGACCCATACCTCGGCAGGCCGTTGCTTGCCGCTGATGACAACTGCTCTCTCGACCGGGATGAAGTAACGCGAGTTGGACTTGTCCTTTGGTATGCCGAAGAAGTAACGCTCCTCAGCGTCGTAGTTAAGCGTGTCTGCGATCAGCGTACCGTCGGGCTCGGCCCAAACCCACATCTTTCGCTTGCGGTACATCCGGTACCAAACTTCCCAATACGTCTCGCTGCCGTCCGTGTAGAACTTCGGGATCGCAGACACTTTGGCGAGTTGCAAGTCAGGGATGTGAAGCGTCTTGGCATCCCGCTTGACAAAGACATGTGGACGAATGTGATTCCACTGCCCCGGAGGATGGTGCGAGTCCACCGCAATCGATGTGTAGTCTCGACCTTCCATGCTCAGGTAGTGATCTTCGGATGACATTTGAACCGTGTCGGCTACACCCCACGCAAGCTGCGCGGTCTTGGCCTTCGCGTCTGTCTGCCCGGTGTAGACCGCTGCGCGAACTTCCGTGTCACGGTTGATCAACAGCCGCAGAGCGTTCTCCGGATCGCCAATGTCAAGCGAGAACGCGTCGGAGTCTGTATCCATCGCGCCATCGACCGTGAACGCGATAGCGTTCTGCGTCGGGTACTCGCGGTAACCACGCTTCCCGATCTCGGCCATGATCACTGCTCGAACGTCACGCTTCATAGTGCGAACTCCGAAGCCCATTTGTCAGCGATGCGATCAAACGCAGCAACACGCAACGACTTGTGCTTCTTTGCGCCGCCTTCCGACAGCCACAGTCGATACTCGGCTGCGACCATCTGCTGCCAGGACTTCCGCTTGGCATTTTTGGTTTGAGTCATGGTTGACATTCAGTAGCGGATTCTTACTCCGTTTGGTATCCGGTAGTCGGGGATTTGGTGAGTCGGGATGTGGCGGTCGTTGAACCACTTTGCATTCTTGTTGTAAAGCTCTGTCCACCGGTTCGCGTTATGCCAGAGCTTGCGCGCGATCTGCCGCAACGTATGGTAACGGTTGTTGGTGACAAAGTACCGCTGCGCTCTGCCCTTGTTCCCTTTGCGTCCGGGTGGCGGCTTGTTCGGACGTTGCTTGATCTTCTTCCCGAGCCCCACCTTGATGAAGACGATGCTGTAGTTGATGTCTTGCGTGCGATCCTCGGGGTTGTGGTTGAAGTTCGCGCTCTCGCCCACCACGTACTGAAGCCGTTGAAAAATTCCCGGCAAGTAGAGAATCTTCCCGTTCTCCGGCGTGTCAGCTTCCCAAATTCCTTGCAGGTTGACCATGTTCTCGTTGCTCGTCCACCCTGGAAGAACGCCTGACAATGTGATTCGTTTCTCGGCTCGATGCGTAACGCTGACATCAAGCTCAATCTCCCCGAGATACTTGTGTAGCCCGAGGGTCGCGTTTGTCACGATGTCAAAGCCTTCCACCCCGAGCGGCCACACGAACGCATGCCCACCGGGTACTGCCAGATAGGGACGCGAGAAGTCCTCGTCGGGCATGAGGATGTACTTCGCACTGTCCTCGATGAAGCGTGTTCTGCCGCCGCCATGCCTGACGGCCGGTGACAAAGGTGGACGTTCGTGATTGAAAGGCTGCTCAGGAAGCGGCATCAGTCCGGCCCTCGCCTTCGGTTGCTCTTTGTCTTGCCTCGATGCTGCGGACTACCCGTGCTCCACAATTTCACCGGCACGCCACCTTGCTTCTTCTTTGCAACCTCGCGCCCCTGCGCGTCAGTGAGCTTCACGGTGATTTCCGCTGTTGCTTCACCTTCGATCAAAACTCTCTGCGCTGCTTTCGGGAACAAGTGCCCTGCGTTCTTCTCGAACAATGCGTCGAAGACCTTTGCTTCCTTCGGAGTCAGGTCTTTGTTCTCTAGAGCACGCTTGACAATGGCAGCTACGCGAGGATACGGTGCCAAGTCTTTTGCATGTTCTCTGACAATTCCGCCGACAGTGTACTTGCCACTCGTTGCACCGGGAGTTGCCAGAAGCGTTGCGACAATCGCCGCCGCACCAAGACCAGGGCCAATCGCTACCGGGATTTTTCCTCGCGCCGACCTCGGGTTCATTCGTGATCCTGTCCCTCCGAGTGGCCCTGGCGTTCCGCCTCCCACCGGCCCACCGGTTACAGGCGCTCCGGGGAAGAACCATGACATCGGATCGATGACAACCCACATCGGGTTACCGCGACTGCCCGCTCGCGTGTCTCCGATGCCGGTCGCCTGGAAGCCGCCAATTCCGCCGCCGACCAACTGAGCGGCTGCGAACGCAGGAGCCCGTGCGACGAGCCCGCCTCCACCTAGCCTACGAAGCCCTGGGATGCGTCCTAAGCCCTTCCCAAGCACTCCCCCTAGTCCTACCCCCATTGCGAGCTTTGTGATGAGAGAAGCCGCCGCAAGCCCTCCGATCACACCGACCGTTTCGGACGGATGACCAATGGCCGCATCGCTCACACGACGCACTCCGCGTGACACCGGCTGCAAGAACGGTTCGAGCCCGCGCGCAACTGTCAAGCCAAGGTTCTTCTGCGACTGTGACAATTGCTGATACCAGCGTCGGCTGTTCACCATGTCTGCACGTTGCTGCGCGATGTTGTTTTTCTCTGCGTCCTGCACGCTCTTGACAAAATCGTTCAGTGCTTTCGGCCCGCCCTGTGACAAGAGGTTGAGGAAGACACGCAGAGATTCCTGCCTTCCGAAAAGCTGCGTGGCGAGCGTGAGGTTGATCCCCTTCGTCGCCCCGAGCGCGCCTAGCGCATCCTCGTCAGTGACATCTTCGTTCCCGAGAATGCCTTGCTGCCCTCGGGTGAGCCGACTGCCACCCGGCGAAACAGCCTTCATCATGCGGCGCAGAATCTCCATGCCGCCGAGGGCTCGAAGCTGCGTCGGATCAGACGTACCGACCGCTGACATGAATGCTGCCTTTTCTTCCTTCGTCCGTGGCCTGACAATTCCTGTGGTAAGAAGCTGCGACACACCACGGCCGACGACTGCCGTGGAACCACCGGCCATCGATGCCCCGAGGTAGACACCGAGGATTTCTTCCGGCGTCATCCTCGATGCCACACGCGCGCCTGACAATCGGCCTACGTCACGCGCAACGTCCTCGCCCCTGATGATCGGTGACTTGCTGATCAGGTACGCGAACGCGGATGCGAGATCGCCCGAGCGTCCCTGTGGTAGCTGACCTGTTCGCACGTCGCGTGACATTGATGCAAGACCGCGTGCCATCTGC